CCGTAGACAAGCTGTGTCCGATACGGAATCGGATACTCCTGTCCTCTAACACTTGGCTCCTCACCCCTTCTCAGGAGTGAGACCAAGCTGTCTTGCACATGATACCAATCATGCATGAAGTCTGTAGAAATACAGCTTCTTAGCAAACGAGTGCGCGTCTCGAATACTTGAGTCTCTCTGTTAAAACGCAGAGATGGCTCATGTATAAATAACGAGGACGCACTCGAACCGTTGTACTGACATATACCTTGGCACTCGGGATTGTTACTTAAGGGTAACCTTCCCCACTGCTTCGTTACATAGGAGTACAACTTAGAGGACGCGCTGTGATAACCGCTGAGCGTCAGCCTTTTGGCCAACGAACAAAGACCCACAGCGCTGGATGCGGAAACGACATCAACCTTACGGATACGTAGGGGGGTAATATCGACACCATTGAAGGCGTCAACACCACAGGACTCTCGAAAGAGCCCTTTCCGAAACGTTTTGCCAGTATTGGGTATTAAACCAACACTGACTAACGCACGGATCACCCCATCGTAAACTTCCGTTGGGAAGATAACGTCGTCACCGAAGATATACAGTCTAGCACGGTTCGCCTTAAGCGAACCATACCGGCACTGGATACCAGCTCGAACCATAGCATAGAAGACTAAACTCTCAACGGGGAATGTTAAACAATTCCCCATAGGAGCGAAGGCCTCTACGTTTATGACGCGACCGTCTAGTAACTTAACTGTATCAGCACGGGATGCTTCAAGGTAGCGATATGCGTCACCAAAAAGGTAACGCACAAGCTCCTTTGGAATCCTGTCACTAGCGTCCTTCAAGTCGAGAGTACAAAACTCCCGAGTTCTTGAGGATTCTAGAGCAATCTGCCCGTTTACTGTCTGATCATCAAAGCGAATAGCTTTTGAGACAGATGGATGACGAGCAATGGCTGATTCGAGTAACTTACGCTGACCTTGCTGAATACGGATTGCCTCTGAAGGATGAACGCAAATTAAGCGTGGTCCTCTGGAGTCTTTCGGTACACAGACAAGTTTAGCCTCAATTGAGGCCAGCTCTTGTATGCGAAAATCACCATCAACGAGGACCTCATTCCAAAAGGAAGGAAGTCCACATGAGTGGTAATCCAAAGGATACAATGAACTCAGTTTAGCGTAAGAAGCAC